CCCGCGCGATCACCTGCGTATTAGACATAGCTGGGAGCCTCCTAACATTATTGCATTAGGTAGTCGAAGCGTTATACTTAGTAGCATTAAACAATCTGTTATACTGTATCGCATTACTGTTTCGGTTTGGTCTTGCTCTTAGCATTAGTGATATGCTCTTGTACTGTAGCTTTACTGGGTATACTAACAACAGTATGACCTAATGATTTCATCTTACGCTGCAACACAATATTCTCACCGTGATGAAGGATGGCACTCACTCGATTCATACCGCAGCCCATTAGCTTACCGATCTCACGGTATGTCATGCCTTTAACCCTGTTGTGATATGCTCGCTCACAATCGTAAGTATCAATCCATTTAGCGGTCTCTTCCTCCTCGGTAATAGTCTCAAGCTTATCGGGATACTTCATCCAGCCTTTAGCAATAGCATTAAGCACAAGTGATGGTGCTTGATTTAAAAGGCTAAGTTTGCTCTGTGATTCAAGCAGATCATCCTTAGAGATCTCACCGTCTTGGACTTGACGAGTAAGGTATTTCTGTACGCCTCCCATATTACTGTTGGTTCTTTTCTTGTATCGCTTCGATTTGGTTGAGCAGATCAACGATGGAGTTATTGGATTGAATCAACTCCATCTCAAGCTTGCGAGCTAATGCGAATACAACGGTTAACGTTAGTATCGGGTAATGCTTCCTAAGCTTCTCAATCTCAGCGTCACAGCGTGGCGTTGCTGACTTAGTATCTTCAAAGAACTCTGCTGGTGTTGTCATGGTGTTAAATGGTTTGTTGTATATCAAAAGGGAATGTCATCTTCAGGTCCAAGAGGATCGTTAGCGGTTACCTTCTTGGTTGCTTGCTTAGGCTCACGGTTGGCTGTCTCTACATAGTTACCGAGGATTGGACCTTTATGCCCATCTTGTCGTGCTTGTTTGGATACGGACTGAACAATCATTCCATCGTTACCGTACTGGTCGCGGCCAGCCTTATTGGTAATAAGAGCAATGTCCAAATACGTTCCCGCCTTACCTTTAAAGAGATGGGTCTTGTCTACTTTAGTAACGTCAATCTTGCCGGTGATCATGGTGTTTATGTGGGACTTAAGTCCGCTGAGAGACTAACAGACTTGTTTAGGGGAGTCAACCTGTCGTTGGGTTTTTAAACTTAGGTATCCATACCGCACTCAGAGAACCTGCAAAACTGCCCATCGTAGAAAAGTTTTACCAGTCCGCACTCACCATCTCGCTGCTTGGCGATCACAATGGTTGCTTCTCCTTTAGGCTCTCGGCGGTCTCGGTCTAAGAGCATGACACAGTCGGCATCACGCTCAATCTGACCGGAGTCAGCAAGATCAGTAAGTCTGGGTTGTCTCCCCTTATCCTTCTCGTTCTCTCGGTTCAACTGAGCGAGACACAACATCGCAACTCCAGTTTGGACGGCAATGTCTTTAAGCTTACCACTGACCTCAGCGACCTCGTAGGTGCGTTTCTCTGCTCGGTCTGCGGCTTTGATCTTCTGAAGGTAATCTATGATCACCAGCTTAACTCCATGCTTGCGGACCGCTCGACGTATGTTTGCGGTGATAGAGGCAATGCTTTGAGAGCTAGATCCATCGAGGAACCACAACGGACTAGAAGCAATCTTGGCAGACGCTCCACTCATCGAGCGCATATCACCTTCGGAAAGATCACCGCTTTTTAGGTTTTGCATTGGCACTCCACCAATAGAAGCGACTGATCTTCGGAAGATTGATTCCTTACTCATCTCAAGTGATATAAATAAGGTTGGCACTCTTGCTTGTATTGCTGCGGCTTCTGCTATTGCAATGGCAATTGCGGTTTTACCGATAGAGGGACGAGCAGCAATGATTGCCATCTCTCGCAACTGCAAACCATCAGTCATCTGGTCCAGCCGATAGAATCCAGTCGTGATCCCGCTCAACGTGCCTTTGCGAGCAAACCTCTCCTGCATCTGGTCGATAAACGTACCGGCAACTTGCTTTGAGGTTGAAAGAGTCTCACGGGATAGCTCAATGCTGAGTCCAGACTCGGCATTAGAGACGATTTGATCCGGCTGGAGTGTCAAGACAGCGGACTCGCGTATCAATCGGTCTCCGGTCAATCGTAGCTGGCGACGATGAGCGGCTTCGGTGATGCCTTTGACGTAGTTGGGAAGATTGGCTGGTGACGGGCAAACTTCCATCGCTTTGTTCCAATCTTCAAACGGGATAGGTTGGTTGCCGTTAAGCTTCTTCCATTCCTTACCAAGCTCGGGTAATGATATTTGGCGGTTCTGTTGGCTTAGAGACCTAATCGTCTCATATGTGTCTCTAAGCGTGTTGGTCTCTATCCATTCGCTTTTAACTTCAGCGAATGCGTCAGCGCAAGTGTCGAGGGTTCCGGTAAGACAAGCTCCAATTAGACCAAACTCGTCGTCTTGAGCAAAGAAAGCGTCGTTCATAGTGAATCCCTGTAGTCGATTTCCTTCTTTTTAACAGGTTCGACAATAAGCGTTTGTTGTCTTTCGTTCTGGTTTCTCTGCCAATTTCTAAGAGCGGGTTTCCAAGACTTCATCTTTGCTTTGCCAACGAGCCAACCTTTTGACTCGTAGTAGTCAACAAACTTTGGGGCTTCTAAAAGTGAAAGTTCGATCCTTACACACTCAGCTTGGACCTCTTCAACCGTAGGAGTTGTAAAGTGTGAGCGTTGCGACTTTGGAGCAATGCTCTCTTCTTTATTATTAGGAGTAGGAGAAGGAGAAGGAGAGTTGACTTTTGGTTGCAACCGAATTTCAACCGTGGTTGAACCGTTGTTGGATTCCGGTTGGGTATTCGGTTGAACTACGGTTGAAGCGAGCTTTCTTAATTCTGCGGATTTACGGCCTTTTTGAGATTGTTGCTGTAAGTATCGGTCTTTTTCGCTTCTCACTGTCTCAAGTCTTTCATTTCTGAGAAGACCGTCTTCGCACAACCGGAACTTAACCAATACGTCAACCGAGACGCAACCGCCGGTCAACCGCTGTTGCTTTTCGGTTTCAACCGGAATTGAACCACGGTTCCATTGATGGCAGAGAAGTCTGATATATTGACCAACTTCTTCTTGGGACATTTCGAGCGTTCCAGCTAAGAAGTCGTCAGCGTAGAACTGGAAGGCTGGAGCCTTACGGGTTTTTTTGTCTTCGTTCATGTAACAAATAGAAACCCCATCCAGTTCGTGGTAGGAACTCCCGCTGAAGCGACGGGACGTACACGAAAAGGATGGGGAAAAATTGGTTTAACATGGCTTCAGGTATGGTTGCCAACGCTCGCTTCCTACGGCTTGCGCTGACTGCTTACTTCTAAGTCTGGATCTGCGGTTCGTCCAGCACAAACTTGTCAAAAAACTCAGCCTTCGGTCGAACGTAGAAGATGTCCCCTCGTTGGTAGATCACGCAGAGCCTCTTGGTCTCACCGATCCTTAGTTGAGCTTCGGCAACAAACTCAACTTCAACGGTTGGCTTGGTCTTTGACAGGTATTTCATTTACTGGCTTGTAGTGTGGTGTTGGGTAGTTGCCGCGAGTTTTAGTATCAATGCGAAACTTTTTGGTTTCCATCAATCCAAGTTTGACTGACTTGTTGAGCACGAGTCCAGCAGCGTTAGGGGACAGCTTCCAAAGATCAGACCATTGGTTTGCGGTCAACCATCCCTCTGGGACGCTCTCTGCTTGATGTTGGATTGCTGACCTCAACCGCTTTAAAAGCTCGGCAGATGCCAATTCTGTTCGTTCTGAGGCCATTGGTGCAGGTATAGTTGCGCTGAGTTGTCTGTGTATTCTCCGAACACGATCCCGTGAGACCAAGCTAACGTTGATCGTCGTTTTCCTGCGTAATCCATTGAAGGAATGTCTGCCAACGTTCCAACACAAAAGCCAATTGGATTTGACTGGTTTCTGCCAGTTGCTTGACCAGCTCGATGAGCATGAGCAATAACGCAATTGCCAAATGTTTCAGCGGAGTCACGAATGAAGTTTTCCCCATAGAGCACTCCATGTCCCCAACGAAAACCGCCCAACTTATAGAATGATCTTTCAAGACAGTCATGGGTCTCAATAAACGTATGGCAGTGTTTGTTAATAGGCTCAACCATTCGTTCCCATACAGCCTCCGCAAATCCTCTTACAACAGCGTTATGGTGATTGAGATACTTCTTAGCTCGCTCATCGTGATTTCCTAAAGTGAACACCGTTGGGCGCAACTCATTGAGGAACTTTACTCCCTCTTGGATATCATCAAGATAATCGTCCGCTTGATCCGAGTCGTTGGGGTTTTGGAGTGAGCCAGATCGCAATGAGGCAAGATCGAATGCGTCCCCTAAATGGATTATCTCGTCTGGTTTGAATTTCTCGCGGAACAAAAGCACCGCAGCGAGTGCATCTTGATTGGCTCGGCTCCCATGACTGCAACCAATCGCCATGACTCGACGGTGGTGCTGAGTGATGTTCACAATGGGGAATAATCATAAAAGAAGAGCAAAATCAAGACACACTCGCGTTGATTAGGTTAATTTGAGCGCAACTTGTTGCTACGAACACTCCAAACCCAAAAGTAAGAAACACGATACTTAGCAGCTAACTGTTTGTTGGTCATGCTCTTGTCAGCTTGTCGCACCGCATCGACAATCTGCTGCGGTATCTTCATCCCCTTTGGTCGTCCCCTTCCACGCTTAGGGCTACGTTTGGACTTAAGAGTTCTCGGAGCCTCTTTGGTCTCCACTGTCTTGTGGACTCCAAGCAATCTGGAGATCCCGTTTTTGATTTCGTTGAGTATGTTCATTTTCTGGTCTTATTGTGTCTGATTTTGTGTATCCAACCTATGCTGACTGCGTAGTCTTCTTTGATTTGTCTGTATGTTCTATTGTTCTGAAGGTCTTGTAATACTTCTATTACAACTGCTTGTGGTATATGTCCGCGCTTTGGTATGTATGATTCATTTCTTATTGTCATTCGGTTTTAGATTTACTTTCTCTTATGTCCCATATAGTTGAAGCTGAGATGCCGTATTTCTTAGCCAACTCACGGCAAGTGTAACTTTGATGCTCTCCGAGAATCGCTTTACGGATCTCTGCGGGAACAGTTTCGTATCTCCGATAGCGTTTGATTTTAGTCTTTTTTAATGGAGCGACAACACCAAGCATTCTCTCCATTGACTGCTTTGATAGACCTAATTTTTCAAGCAAGCTCACGGTTTTGCCTCCCGCCACAACAGCAAGTCCGCTCGCATTGCGTCGTTCTCCTGCTCTAGCTTGGTTATGATATCGCACAATCCAATAATCATCACCATGTTGGCCTCCGGTTTCTCAATCCCGTTGCGCTTGCAGATTTCAAGCCCTCGTTTCATTGAGTCCAATCCAACTTCCCGCCACGGTTCGTTGATAAACTGGCTTATCTTGATAATGCTCACAGCTTGGCCTCCTTTGCTTTGCGCCAGTTTGATTGCTCCGTAAGTTTTCGAGCAGCGTCTGCTGGTGAATCCCAGCGTGATGGATTGGAGTTTTCGCATAGCGCATCCCCAGCCTCCTCCAACCGCTTGATGCGGTCGTTTGCTGCATAGAGTTCGCGTTCGATGCGTTTCATCTCACCAGCTAGGTCGTACATCGTAGCGTCAGGCTTGAAGTACGCAGCGTCTGTCCTCGGTGTGTCTTGGATCATTTTCGTGGGGTCAGGAATATGATCGCTCATTTCGATTCCTTATTCTTCCGATTCCGTGTCCAATAACTGACCGCGTAATTCTTCACCTTTTTAGCAGCTTTGTGAATTTCTCCAGCTTCCTTTTTGCTGATGCTGTACACGCCGGTGCCGCCTTTGATAATGCTTTGTATTCTGTCGCTCATAGTGCCATCTCCTTATCTAGCCACTCCCTAATGATCTTATCAGTTAGGTGCTGACTTTTGATTCCTTCCTTCTTGCAGTACTCTTTGAGTTTCTTGTGAGTGTCTTCTGATATTAGAATGGTTTTAGATTTCATTTTACATCCGTCGGTGGTGTGTATTTGCGTTCTGTTCCAACTACTGTCAAGATCCTATGAAGAGCGTGATTAGCGTCAGTCCATCTCTCTAATATGTAATGCGTGTTCTTTATTTCGTCGCGAAGATGTGATATCTCTGTAATTATACGCCCCATTGATCTTAGTTGTTTTTGAAATGGTGTAAGCGGTTTCGGTTTGTCGTGTTTTATAACAAACCTCATTGGTTTTAATTTTGAATCGATCTCTTTATCCAGCCAATCAAACACTTCGTTATGACTTACTTTTCCGAAGTTTCTAAGCTTCAAAAGATCTCCTCTTACATAACACTCTAAAACTTGCTCTTTAGTTTTTATTCCGTGATTCAGTAAAGTGTAATATGTTCTGGCTGACAATTTGTGACCAAATGCTGATTCTGAATTGTTCATAGATGCTTTTTGACTTTGTTCCAGTACGCGATTGTCGCTGTTTTCTTATCACCAGCGGGACCGCCTCCGTTCCATTTGCGAGCTAGTTGTTCGGTCGTACAACCTTTGCCGTAGTGATTAAGATAAATCTCGCAAACTCGACGAGCCGAAACTCGGTTTGTCATTTGGGCGTGAGTGTAGCTGGTGCCAGCAATCCGGTTTGCGTCCACTACAACCGCTCGGTGGATCTGGAGCGCACCGATAGCCAGTCCTGCGTCTCCAACGGCGTTGTCTCGTCCGTTAGACTCCACGGTAATCAGAGCTGCGATCAAAGGTCCGAGGTTCATCGCAGACCTTTCATAAAAGCGGCAGCTTTAGCTTGGTAGAGTTCTTCCGCTGAGAGTAGTCGGCCAGAGTTGTCGGTGATGCCGATTAGCTCCCGAGTATGCAGCCAGACCTCCCGCGCTCGTAGAGCCTCCAGAATGCTGCTGTGCTGGCTGAGTGACTTGTTCTCTTTATTTCGGCAATGGTATCGCATGGTATTTGATGGTGTTGATGGTTTCAGTTGAGAATCTCACAAGCGGAGAGCCGCTTCTTGGCTCCTACCTCGCGGCAGGAGATCCCTCTACCGTTAAACCGCTGGCGACTAGCTCCAGTGCGGCTCATCTGAGACTTAGGAGACTCTCCGTTGATCTCCAGCACTTCGACAACCAGAGCCATTTTTTCGCTGGTCTTAGTTGCGGTCGCTTTGATGGTGACTCCGCGCCAACCGGCAGGAGTGTAAACGGATGCGGTGTATTTGATTTCGATGGTCATGGTATTTGATGGATTGAGTTATGGTTTGTTGCGCGTTGGAGAGTCGCGCCCCTCTTGGAAATTATCGGTTGATTTTGAGACCCCGCCTTTTGTCGCCAGCAATTACAGTGGATTTCATTGTTGCAAACAATCTGGACTGACCAACATCCGAAAGGTTGCTCCAATACTTCCAAGTTTCGGATGTAATCGAGCCAGATTTAGCGCACTCAAGTCCCTCAAAAGCGTATTCCAGCGAGTCAGCGACTGACCAACCGCTTACGGCTGATTTAAGAATCACGGCATCAATCAATTCTTGCCGTGCTGTTTTTCCGGTCCAAAGTTTTTTGCTCATCGTATTCTTTCGGTTTCTTCGTCGGCTCGTTGCCTTCGATGAGATGAGTTAAACCCATCGGTGGGTTACCTTCAACATAAATCTGCAACTTTCTTCAGATTTATTTCAGAGGCTCTAAAATCAGCGAAATGCTGAGGAAATCGCGGTGTTTCGTGCGGTAACAACACCTGCCGCAGGATCTCCCTGCGTACCATGCCGCAATTTCTGAGAGGCTAGTCAGCCGAGATTCTCACGCTGCAACCAACGGCATCGAGTGCGTAGGATTTGGTCGCTGAGATGAAGCAAATTTGGCTGTCGTCCAGCCAGACCCGCTGAGTGTCGGTGATCGCGTCCGTAACTGCTTTTATCAGGTTGTCCAGATCCGGCTTTTTCTGGCACCAGACTGGTGATTTCGGCTTCGGGACTCCGTGACGGTCCAGATGCGTTTTTGGTCTCGGCAGGAAGAAGTCTAGCTGGATACGAACAACTCCCGCTATAATTGATTCTGGAGCGTTTGCGACGGCTTGCCGCCTAACCTCCTGCTTCCAAGTCTCAGCCGAATCCGGCGTGTAAACTCCAGCATGACCTCCCCTGACAAACGCTTTGACTCTGGGTTGAGCTTTGGGGATTCCAGCGACAAAAAAGCTAAGATTCATGTCCTGAAGGAATGATCTCGTGGATGCGTCCGGTGATCCTTGGGTTGGCGTACCACCAGCCGGTGGAACTCTTATCCGCTACTGCATCGCAGTCACCGTCGAACATAACGTGAGTCCCCTCGGTGAGCAGAAGCACAGCATCCATATCCTCGGGATCAAACGAGCGAAAAGTGACCCGTTGAGCGTACGCTTTGCCGTTGCCCAACGTGCGTTTCTCAAACTCGATTACGGCGATCAGGAACTGTTTGCCATCGTCGGTCGTGATGATCTCAGCGTCTGAGTGGAGCCGTCCAAATCCACGCGCCCATAAATGTCTCATCGAGTAAATCCCTCCAGTCGTGCGGGAGAGTAGCTTGGGGATTTCGCAATCTTGCCGTCAGACCTCCGCACAATGTGTCGATTGTCCCCTACGCGAGTTGACCGGCAATCGGCAGGGATAGAGTCGATCTCGTCGTCAGTCCAAACTTTGGACATATTGGATCGGTGGATCTCGGTGAACGCTGCGTCCACTTGATGCGGACTAAATCCAGCGGCCAGCGCGGCTCCGTACACCACATACAAGAGGTCGCCAACAGCGTCGAGGTACTCTTTCGGGTTGGTAGCTGCGGCTAACTCCTGAGCCTCCTCGTCGATGAGCCGGTATCGTAGATTTTGCGTCACCGGATCGGGCATAATAGGGCATTTGGGGATTAACTGCTGGTAGGTCCGCATAAAGTCGCGAACGAGTTCCATTGGATGGGTTTGATTCATTTAATTCGGGTCAATGTGGGTTGTCCGGTCTTGCTTTCAGTGCATCCGTCGAGAAGCGCGGCCAACTTGGCTTCTAACTCGCGGCCTTTGGTCTGAGTTGCGAGTTTGACCGCATCTTTAAGCTTGGTCTTGTTGATTGTGATCGCGGAACTTAGCTGCTCGTAAGTCCCGAGTTCCAAGAACCGAGAAGCGACTTGTTCAGAGTTGGTTATGGATTCTCGCACCGATCCATCTTTGAGCGTCCAGCCTTCGATGGTTTCTCCCTCACTCAGTCTGCGTCGAGCCTCCGATTTGCAAGCCTCAATCACTGCCTCCGCTTGAGCCGCTCTGTCGAGGAATTGCGCCAGATGCATGGATGTTAAGGTTGATGCAATCGCGTCCGGCGTAATGCCTTCTGGAGCGTTTGCGAGTGGTCCCGTGACCGCTAGTTCCCGCGCTTCGGAGCAATAGGGTTTCCCTTTGCAGTACTTGCAAGCGGACTCGCTCGGAGTGCGCGGTTGGTCTGGTTGCATAATCGCGGCCATCAGCGACCGCGATTCGCGCACTGCATCCATCAGGTCTCCTAGTTCGTAGGATGCTACGCTCGGAGGTCCAGCTAGAGGCTGAATGATTGCGACCGTGATTGCCTCCAACGTAAAGCCAAACGATTCATGCAGAAGCGCGACCAAACACCGCAACTGGAGGTTTTCCGCTGCGTTCTCGACTGTTCCCCTGCCGCTCTTGTAGTCGATGATTAGAGCGTTGTTGCCTTCGACATAGACAACATCTGGCTTGCCGCTCCAGAGCCGTTTGTCTTCTTGACCAAGACCGTAGTTCTGAAGGGACCACAACCGCTTCTCGCGGAAGACTTGCGGCTCCTCGGTGGAGTTGGCGAACACCTGTTTGACCAACTCCAACTCCTGCTCACGGCAGCGGTCGATGATGTAGGTCTCGTCTGTGGTTAGATTGCTAACCGGCTCCATCCCGAGAGCGGCGTGGATGCGGTTGCCGGTCGCAGCGTCAGCGGTTGACTCAGTCTCTGCGATTGCCTTCTCCAACTGCCAACTTCCCAGACAAGAAGCGTACCGGCTCGCGGCAGATGCGCTTGGAAGACCATTACGCTCGTCACTCATTGGACTTCCCTTCGTGCAAAATTGCTTCGGTGGGTTGGACCGTAGCGGTAGGGATCGGGTTATTCTCGGGGAGGTACTCGTTAGGCTGGATCTCAACCTTCGGCTCCAGTTTTGAGCGGAAAATTGGACGAGACGGCGTGACGTTGACTTGCACTTGCGGGGAGACAGCCTCCTCGTCGTCCACGATGCCAGAGAATCCAAACGCTACGCGAGCGCATTGAATCAGAGCTTTGTGGCGCAACATTCGACGGGGATTGACCTTCCACGGCTCCGTTGCGCGATTACACTCCGAGAAGAACTCGGTGATCTCGACTGGATGAGACCGCTCTTTGTGGTGGATTGTAGCGGTTACGCTGAAGGGCTTCCCGTCTTTGTCCTCGGTCTTGAACTCGATGCCGTCAAACTGCGGATGCGAGTTCATCATTTTAATCCAACCGTCAACGCTGACCACCGGCTGGATTCCACCGTTGCGAGCGGGAAAAGCGTAGATTTCGCGGGTAAACGGGTTGAGTCCGTACTGGTTAGCAACGACGACAAACGAGAGCATCTCCTCGTTCGTTGCTTTGGGCATCAAGGTTGAGCGAAGAGTCTCTAACAACTTGGCTGGCTCAACGCTAAATTTGCTCGCCATTACTGCGAGCGCGGACTGTTTCTGACTCGGTATTAGTTCGTTTTTCATAGGTTTTCGGTCTACCTCCACGCTTTCCGTTTGTGCGGGATGCGGAGGCTTTTGCCGTTGATTTGGATGCTCCCAACTCCTTCGCGATTTCGCGGAGACTTGCGGCAAAAATGCAGTTGCAGGAGGGACATTTCATCGGCTCCAAGACCGTAAACCCAACGGTGGGTTTCTGTCAAGCGGTTAGATCCACGTACCGGAGGGAGCCGTAGTAGGTAGGTGGTGCAACGTATTCCACCGAGTCGGTTTTTTCTCCTTCTGAATAGCTTCTGAACGGAATCGTGTCTTG